ATAATAAAATGCATTATTAAAATTTAAGATGTAAGAAGTCGAGGTGTTTAATGTTGGTACAATATATTTGGCCATGATAACTGTTGTTGTATTATTCAAAATAGAACTGTCTGTATTATCAATGAGCCCTAATAACTTTGAATGTCTGAATGGTGCATTAAAAGTTTGTAGATCTGATGTATTATAAGATGAAATAACATTAGTTACTCTACTGGCTAATTCAGTTGCACTATAAGTAGTTGCATTTGAATCATACTGAACTGTTGTATTTAAAATAATAAAAGTTGTTTCTGCGTCAACAATTACAGGAGTAAGAGAACTTACTTTGTATGGAGATAATTCAGTAACTAAATTTGATTTCTGTACATCAGTTAAATTATTTCCAGTAGTAGACTTTATCGAAATGAAAACCTTACCATACTCTGGTGTAGAACTTACACCTGTACTTGGATCAAAACTTCCATCTTCCCCACCCCAAACAGAAACTGATTGAGTATTTGCAAAAAGTTTTCTTACAAATATCTTGTAATCATTTGTTGTAACTGCACGACCTTGTGCTGCGTAATCTAAAGGTGCATTTAATTTAACAGAGGCTATTGATTCTGGTTCTGCACCACCAGTTGCAATACCTACTGTTGTTACAGTAATATCTGTTATACCATTAATAGCAGAGGGAGAACTAAACGTTCTTGCTCCATTTGCTTCAGATTTGTTTGTAACAACATATTGTAAAGAAACAATGTTACCATCAGACACTGCTTGACTTAAAACACCATCACCAAAGTATACTTCAAACTTTCCTGTTTCTACTTCCTGTAAAAAGTATACTGTACTTGCATCAGTAAGTTCAGAAATATCAGTTGCTTTAGTATATGTTCTAGTAAAGGTATCACTTGCAGATGTTTGTACCTTTACGATAAGTGTTGTTGTGTCTGCTCTTGCATCATCAATAATAAATCTTTGTTCTTCGTCAGAACTATCTACTAGATATTTTGATGTAATCCAAGTTCCTTCATAAATTGAAGTGCCATCAAAGTTTACACTAGAACCAGAATTGTTTGATGTTATGTCAGAGGTTGTAACAAAGTTATAATTTGTACCATTTACTGTTGTTGTAAATGTTGTGCCTGCTGGCATTGTTCTTGATGGTAGATTTGTTGCAAGAGATATATTAACTGTCGCTTTAGGAGCTCGACATGATGAAACTTCGTATCCTAATTTCTTTGCGTGTGAAACAACACTTGATCGTAGAGATGCACTATCCAAAAACATTTCGTTTGCAACCATGTTAGCATTGTAAGCCATGTAGTGTGTGTTGTATGCAAGCGTATCTAAAAGAACACTCATACCAGAACCTTCAAAGTCATAGTCGCTAAATTGATTCTGTGCTTTTAGAAAAGTTTTTAGGTTGTCTTTAATATCATCAAAGTCAAGTTCTGTAACTCTAAGTCTTTTGTCGTTTACTGCCATTATCGTAATCTCTCTAACATTATGGATAAGTCAACTAATTCTGTGGGAGCATTAACGACATAAAATTCTATCGAAACTTCGTATGAGTTTTTATCCAAGTTTGGGTTTGCTGTAATACCTACTAATCTTACTCTTGGTTCAAAGTTATTAATTACATCTTCAATCTTTCTTGAAAGTATCTGTGCTGTAATTGGAGTCATGTTTTCAAACAACATATCCCGAACACCAGAACCAATCTCTGGGTGGAATGGTTTTTCATAATGATTAGTTAATACCAGATTACGAACAGAACGCTTAACAGCTTTAATATCAGTAATGCTTTGAATATCATCATTGGAAGTTTTTTTTCCAAAGAACAAATCTATGTCTGAATATATCCTAGCACTACGTTTGCTATTATTGGTTGTTGTTGCATCAAACTGCGCCATCTGTAAGAACCCCTAGTTTATATACTATTTAGGAAATTTATTACTCGTCTTTTTTAATTCCTGCATCTATTTTTTCATTATATTCATAAGTTATTTTTATATAATCCCAAGTAACTTCTGCTAAGTCATATTGTTCGCCATCAAACGCAAATGAAGTAACGCCAGCATCCTGAACAATACTTACATTTAAAGCGGCGAGGTTTTTTGTGACATTATCCTTACCTTTCACCCCGCTCTTGATTCTTTTTAAATAAGCATTGGCCAGACTTAAACGATATATAAGACCTGTTGTTATTACTTTAGTGCCTGCGTCATTTAACCTGACTTCTACAGCACCAGCACTTAAAATCTTGGTTGGTATTGGGAAATATATTTCTTTTTCAATTACATCATTGTAGTACTCATATGCTTCTTCGTAACTCCATGTAATATCATCAATTGGTATATCAAAGTCTTTGTATTTTCTTGCTTTGTTAGCCACACCACCTACAGGTTTTCCATCTGGTGTTTTTAAATCCATTATTGCTCGAAATGCTGGACTAATATAGACAAGTGTTTTTTTGCCTTTTTTATAAGCAAATCCTTTTTCAGAATATCCCGAAGCACCAGCATCAGATTTTGTAGTAGCTGATACTTTAGTTCCAGCAGGTGTTGTTATCTTTGTTGATTTTTCAGTTATTTCATATGTGGTTTTATCTGCGTATGATGCAGTTGTAGATTCTAGTTCAGCCTTTAGTGCAGTTGCATTAACATTATCTGATACAGTTGAAACTTCTTCATCTATAGCATTTTCAAGTGCAGCCTTTACACCTTCTGCTTTTTCTAAAACCTCTCCGCCTGCTGCAGGCAATTCAAGATTAGGTACAACTCCACAAACATTTCCACCACCAGAAATAGCATCAGTTGCAGATGATACTAAACTATCAAAATCTTTTCCAGACTTAGTAAGGGTATCACCAAACTTTAATTTTAAATCATTGAGTTTTGATGTGTACTGTGTCAACCCCTGTGGAGTTGATATGTCAAAAGATATAAGACTTGTAAGTTCTGATTGAAAATTTAGATTTGGTAGTTCTGGTAAATCTGGAACAAGTCCATCAAGTCCTAATTTGACATCTGTAAGTTTGCTCTCAATAGCAGCCTTTGCAACAGATGCCTCTGCATTTATCTGTGAAGTTATTTGTGATTCTAAATCTGCAATCCTCGATGACGCAAGATTAAGTTCAAGACTTGCACCACAGAGATCGGGTATTTTAAAATTTGCCATCTATACTTTCCTAAGCGTTAGGTACATTTGTAGTTGCCTGTGTGTCACCATCACTATCTGCATCTTGAGTATGAGTATGAGTTGTAAGACCGATAGCAACACTAGACCCATTGTTTGCAATAAAGTTACTTCCATCACCAGAGAATGTAAATGTTCCAATGCCAGTTGATGTTCCAGTAAATGTAGTTTCTGAACCAATAGTCATTGCAGTTGCAGATTTCATATTTAAAGTCGTACCAGATTTGATTGACATAATACCAGAGGTAGTATCAATCGAAACATTACCACTCGCATTAAGTGTTAAAGTACCACCAGTTGTAGCTGCAAGAATATTACTCTTTGCTACCAACTTATATGTTCCGTTATTAATTCTTTGTTCATTACCTTCTGTGGTAACATCAACATCTTCTCCGATACGCCCCTTAATATTATTTGAAATATTAAATGCGTGATTCCCTTTTATTTCTTCTTCAAGGTTTCCACCAGAAACACCAGCTCCAATTTTTGTACGCATATTCTTGTGTATCTTTTGCGTATAGTTTCCTTCAACTTCTAAATGATAATCACCCTTGACAAGATGACGAACAGTTCCACCTATTGTTAGATTAACTGCACCAGCAATATAAACATCTGAACCACCCATAATGATTTCACAATTATCACCGATAACTTTTACTGTCTTGCTTCCGTTTGCAATTATTTCTTCGTATGTTCCAGACTTGTGTTCTTTTAATATTCTTTCACCGCCGGGCGAATCATCTATTTCTGTAATGTGTCCAGACTCAGATTCAAATACATGATTGTATGGATATTGTGAAGAAAAATATGGATCTGCATTTTCAAGAATACCTTTGGGGTCTGGTTCGTTAAAAGTATCGCGAGTTTCAATTACTGCACTATCCGATACTGTAGATAAATTAGGTTGTGTTGCAGTTGGAATATCTTTTTGTTGATTGGTTCTTCTTCTTATAAGTGCATCATGTTCTTCAGAATATTGTCCTTGTGCAAGTTTATTTGTATCTGATTCACCAATACTATGACCAGACGGCATATCGTATTCTTCACCATCTACAGGATAGGGGCCATATGATGGAGTTCCTAGATAATCTTCTTGAAAGGAATTTGCACTACGAGGATCATTAAATCCTTTTGTTGGGTCAGCAGCATCAAGTGGTATGCCCGGCAGGCTTCCTATTATGATAGGTTGTTGTTTTAAATTTGCATCAGAAAAGAAACCGATTACCCAACTACCTTCAACAAGAAAGGAAGGACTGTTGCCTAGTCCTTGCATTGAGGGATCAGTAACAGGATGCATAACAGTTGCCCACGGCAAGTCTGCGGTTGGTATATCAACTAGATCCTCTGTATGAAATCCAAGACAACGAACACGAACCCGACCAAGTTTATCTGGGTCGTTTCTATCTTCAACAACACCAGTAAACCATACGAATCCGTCAAGACCCATAAAGTAATTTTCAGACATGAATAAACTCCTTACATGTATTTATAAGGAAAGTTCATAATAAAAAAAGGTG